AATAAATCACGCTCCTTCATTTATATTTGCCTTGAACGTGCTTTATGCGTTAAAATAAAGTACGTAAAAGGACTTTATGCGAGGGTTCTTTTATATGAGTGATATTGGCGTATCACTATCAGCATCCTAGTTGGCGCTAGGGTGCTTTTTTTGTAAAAAGAAAAGGAACCTCTAACGAGATTCCTTCAATGGCGCTAGGCCGTTGTGTAAATAACAATAGCGTATAGCTCTTGTTCAATTAGATGTTATCACACAAAGCGGCTATTGTCAAACCTCGTTATTATATCTTTGCTATTTATCATTGATGAATAATTCTTTTATTTTATTATCAACTAAATCAAGAATTAGGCTATCAGCAATCAAATTTTTGATTGGATCATAATGATTTACAGGTTTTTTAATTCTTATTTTACTTACTGTTGTAATATTTTGTACCAATGCAAATGATTTTTTATTCTTGTTAATGTATATGTTTGCGACTTTTTTAAATTCATTAACATTATTGATGACTTTTTGAACGTCTTCAACGTTGTATTCATTTGCATCAGATGAATCCAAATTTGCTAATGCTGTATATAATTCTCTAGTAATATTTAATAATTGCGGATAAACCTGTTTCGAAACAAAATTTCCTATATCTAAATAGTAAGGTTTTTCTTTGGAACTTAGTGGTATGACAGTCAAGACACCATTATTAGGGGAGTCTTTCTTTGTTATTACAATTGCAAAATGTTTGCCACGTAATTCACTACCCATAGAAGGACTAAAGTCAATCAATACAATCTGTCCACGTTTGTATCTTTGATATTTCATTTTCTTTTCTTGCATATAATTTATAATCCTCCTATCAATTTATATCACATCACTTTGGAAAGCGACTGCTCTTCCGATAACCCTAACTTGATTCAACTGCTCACCAGTAAGGATTATATCCTGATACTTTGGATTCTCAGGCTTCAGAATAACTAGATTCTGTTCACGATAATAGAAGAATCTTTTTAGTGTAGCCTCATCATCTATGATTACTACAGCAATCTCTCCGTTCTCTACTATGTCAGTTTTCTTCACAAAGACAATATCACCGTCATGGATCCTTGCATTTATCATACTGTCACCCTGGCACTGTAGACAGAAATCAGCACCAATATCAGTACCAACCATTATATAGCTTTCTCTGTCTTCATCCGCAAAGATAGGCTCACCACATGCTACCTTTCCAAGAAAAGGTAGTTTTATTCTGTCTAGTTTATAGATATTGTTACAGTTAATTGCTTCTTCTTGTTTATCTTTACTCTCTACTAAATCAGATTTTGCGATATTAAAATAATTAGCCATCATTTGTATTTTATCAATACGTGGATATTTCTTACCATTAATCCAATCTGAAAAAGTAGTATATGCAAAACCTAAATCTGAACACATTTGTTTTCTTGTCTTATTATGCAAAGCCATATAGTATTTAATATTTTTTGCCATTACTTCTTTATTCCCTAAGTCTGACATAAAGCATACCTCCTTATATATATAATATGCTTTTTGCGTAAAAATAACAATAAAAAACGATAAAAATACGCTTATCCGTTGACATAACGCTTTAAGCGTAGTACAATAGGTTCAGAAAGGAGGACTTATCAGTGAAGAAAAAGTGCAAAAGAAAAAGCAAGTACGAATTGCGTTTGACCCACATCGCACTTGCTACATCAATCATCAACCTGATGATTTCAATAATTAATCTGGTAAAAGATTTATTGAAATAAGGTTGAGGGGAGGATTTTCCTCTCCTTGATTGATATTAACTTTTTGGTTCGCTGTTGTCAATATATGAAGAAAAGAAAGGAGATATCAATATGCAGATTTTATTAGATATTATTCAAATTATTTTGAATATCGTGACTATTGTTTGTCTTGTTAAATTAATTAATAAATAAGGGAAGTGAAAAAATGAAAAAAGCATACAGAGAAATGTATACATTAAGAACAGCTAGAGATAGATTGGGATTAACTCAGAAAGAAGCTGCTAAAAAACTTGGAATCAGTGATGATGTTCTTTCTAATTATGAAAGAGGGAAGACATATCCAAATGTTCCTATGTTGAAGAAAATAGAAGAAGTTTATCAAGTTGAATATGATCAACTTCTTTTTTTAGAAAAAGATAACGCTTAAAGCGTATTTTAAAGGAGACTAATATGAACGAAGTACAATTATTTAATTTTGAAAATCATGAAGTAAGAAGTCTTTTGCTTAACAATGAGCCTTGGTTCGTCGGCAAAGATGTGGCTGATGTTTTAGGTTATAGCAATTCAAGAAAGGCAATGGCTGATCATGTCGACGATGAAGATAAAGAAGTTCTAACGTCACGAAACGTTACTTTAGAAAATATTCCTAATAGAGGAATTACGGTAGTTAATGAAAGTGGTCTTTACAGTCTTATCCTCTCAAGCAAATTACCATCAGCCAAGAAATTCAAACGCTGGGTAACATCTGAGGTGTTGCCAGCATTAAGAAAAACAGGGCAGTACCAAGTGAAAGAGTTGAGTGGCTCAGAACTCATGGCTAAAGCGCTGATTGAAGCGCAAAATGTTCTAGCTGCTAAAGACAAACAGATTGAAGAAATGAAGCCAAAAGCCTCTTATTATGACGTGATTCTAAATTGTAAGGGTTTGCTAGCAACCTCAGTAATTGCTAAGGATTACGGTTGGAGTGCTATCAGATTGAACGAATATCTACACAAGAAGGGCATTCAGTTCAAGCAAGGCAAAACATGGCTTTTATATCAGAAATACGCAACAGAAGGATATGCATCAACGAAAACGCATGAACATCTTGGTAACGATGGTACAAACCATGCAAATGTACATACTTATTGGACACAAAAAGGAAGAAGATTCATTTATGACCTATTAAAAAATGATGGAATCGTTCCATTGATCGAGCGTGAAGAAAATGGATAACCTCAATATAACAGTAAAAGAAGCTTCTAGAATCATGAAAAAGTCGCAAGAATTCGTAATTCAAGCCGTTCAGAACGGACAACTGCCAGGAATTGTTATTGAAAACAACGGTAGACGCTCCGCTCACATTCCAAGAATCGGTTTTGAAAATTATATGAATGGCTTGAAAAAAGAACCAAGCCAAAAATTAATCGAAGCGCTCATAGAAAAATATGAGTCTTCAGAAAAAGAAATCAAAAAGCTTGATGATAAGATCCTTGAGCTAAATAGAAAAATCATCAAGTTAAGCAAAACTAAATAACAACTTTAAGTGTTCATAAGCACCTAAAGCCAAAGAAGGCAAATAATATTATTGTAGAATGTCTCGTTTTCATTTTTTTGGAAACTCCCTTCGTATGTGTATCTTACATTGAATATATCAATCCTTTTTAAATAATTTGTCTGTTGATCAAATAAATGCTTTCTTTGGCGCTAAGTGCTTATGAGCACAAAAAAAAGAACACACGACAGTCATCGTGTGCTCCCACTCAATCTTCTAGGAAAAGATTGATAAAAATCAGACAGTGCTAATTATAGCACAGAAAGAGGAAATTATGAACAATTTTGAAAAACTAGTAATTATCTTATTAAACATCTTTGTACTAGTGACACTAATCAGCATGGTGCTCACTGGCAACAATTGGGAAAGTACAGGAGTGCATATCTTATGTGCGTGCTCTCTTGGTGTCAATGTCTTATTCGCAGAGTACGTAATTTGTGTAGGTAAATAGCATGATCAAACACACAAAAAATCCATTCTTACACATTGAATTAAATGGTGATGAACGCTTAATCGCTGGGCAAGGAAACACATGGCAGTACCTCTTGCTATTTGCCTACATCGTTAAAGAAGCGAAAGAAGGAAGATTTACTGAAGGGTTCGACAACGAAAGAGAAAAGAAGGAATTTATCAGAATTCTAAATAAGGTGTATGAAAGCCCAGACGATGCAATTGAGGCATTTGGGCCATTAGGAGATGTAAATACAATCTCTGATATCTTAGAAGCGCTAGACAGATTGTTTGAAGGGGATTACGTAGATGGAGAATAAGAAAGATATTCTAGAGAGCCTGTTTGAGACTCTTACTAGAACTAGAAAGTGGAGCGATGAAATCGCTGAAATGCTTTACCACAAGGACAAGAACGGCAATGAAGAGGTCACTGTAAGGCTTTATGAAGGCAACCAAGAAATGTTTATTGATGTTACTGGAGACAGTGGCATGGCTCTTATTAAAGATGTAATCGCAGCTTTAGAGGCTATGTAATATGTGGAAATGGGATATATACAAGCCTCTTCCTCCATATGAGGAATTAGCTCGTAGACTGAATAGATTCATGTATGACGATATGCTTGAACGCAGAAAAATCTATGATGAAGTAACAGGCGATGATCTATATAACATCCAAGTACACCAGTACATGGATAACTCCACAAGGGTCAGAATCATCTATCTTGATGATACTGCTCACACGGTAACTCGAATCATCGATGTGACAGGCATGAAAGTATCAGAAGCATATGAATTCGTTGTAAAAAACATTAGTCATTCAGATGTCAAAAAGATTTCAAAAGAAGAAGTAGATGCAATCGATGCTGTTGAAGGCAAAGTAAGAAGAAGATACCTGTATGCATATGTTCATTCTCCAGAATGCTTTGAATGCACAAAGGTGCGCTTAGGTATTGATTAATGATTGAATTCAAAAATCTATTCGATTGCATTTATGAAGAGATTCCCAAGACAAAAGAAGGGTGGCTCTCTCAGAGAAGGAAGGGAATTGGTGGTTCGGACGCTGGAATCATTGAAGGTGTCAACCGCTACACCACTCTTCATGAGCTTTGGGAAGACAAGACGGGCAGACAGAAAAGACCTCAGGTCTCAAATCATGCCATTGAAATGGGAAACCGCCTAGAGCCTGTAATGTTCAACCTGTTTGAGGCACTCTATGGTGATGAATACGAAGTCATTGATACAAAGGATTACTCCTTATCCAGGAAAGATAAGGAATGGATGCGAGCCAATTTGGACGGTGCTCTCATTCGTAAGGAAGATGGATCAAGCGGAATACTTGAAATAAAGTCAACAACCATTAACAAGTGGCAGTACTTCCAGGACGAATGGGGCGATGATTCAATGCCTCAGACATATTACTGTCAGTGCTTGCACTATATGAACGTGACAGGTGCTGAATTCGTTGTCTTATTCGCTATTGCTATGATGCCGTGGTGCGACGAGACAAAGACCATCATTAGAAGAATTGAAAGAAGCGAGGTGCTTTTGGATCTAATGCAGCTAGAAGCAGATGAAGAAGCCTTCTGGAAAAAGCACATCGTGGAAGATATTGAACCAAATTTTATTTAAAGGAGAAAAAGAATGAGATTTAAGAAAGAAATTAAAGACCGTCTCTATGGCGGTTATCTCGGTGTTGTCACTGACAAGATTGATTTTGAAATCATCAAAGTCATGCTTGCAGATGATAAAAAGAAAGTTGAAGGGCTTGAGTGGCCTTTCGGTGCAGTGAGTGCGGTTATCGCAGTTGCACCAGACGGATCAGTAGTCGCATTAAAAGAAGAACATGCTGAAAGCTATGAATTAGTAAAGTATCAGGATGCGGTGGAAGAAGATACACAGCCTATTGATGCAGACGTCAATGAAGTGGCTGAAATGCCTAGTTTAAGCGTTGTGAAGGTCATTCCAGCGCAGATTGAAGGATGTAACGTAAAACACTTCAAAGAGGCTATAAAGTCTTATTTGAAGCGCTATGACCGCATTGTAGTGACTGCAGACAACTATAAAGAGTTATCTGATGTTGTTTCTAAACTGAAGAAAGAAAAAGACAATGTCAATGAAAGCAAGAAGGCAGTCAAAAAAGAAGCGATGAAAGTCTACACAGACTTCGAGAACGATATGAAAGAAGTTCTTAAGATGTTTGATGCTTCTATTAGTTCATTATCTAGTGATATTAAGGAATTCACAGATAAGGAAGTAGCAGAGAATGACATGGTTGTAAGAAAACTCATTAATAAGGCTCTTAATGATTATGTGCATAGAGATGACTTTGATGGATACTGTGCAACTAAAGTATTCTCTATTGATCCACGTTGGAGTTCGTTAAAGAAGTTTATAAACAACAAGAAACCAACCAAAGCGCTGGTAGATGCAATCAAGAATGAATGTGAAAGAACTAAAGAAACATATAAATCATATTTACAAAGATGTGAGTCTCTAGACATCTATTTAGAGGCTAGATGTAAAGAAACTGATGTTGATCAAGAGATGATTGATGTAAGTGTCTATAAAGATAAGTTAAGAGACGGCTCTTTTGAAGACATTAAGCCACCCCTAGAAAGAAGATTTAGAGAAATCATCAATAGACGAGATGAACAGGAACATCAGAAGAAAGAAAAAGCAAAGAAGGAAGAAGTTAAGCAGGAAGAAAAGTCTGTAAATGTTTCTTCAGAAGAAAAAGAACCTCTAAAGATGTTGGTTGGTAAAATCGTAGGAACAAATGCTGCACTAAATGAATTAAAAACATCTCTAGACTATCTCAAAGCCAAATATGATGGTTGTTTCGATTATGATTTAAGATTCCCTAGAAAGAAAGAAGGTAAATAAAAATGACAGTTAAAAACAGTTTAAGAAAAGACACAAACAAAGCAAAATTCAGTACTTTTATCGCAAGCCCAGCAGTACAGAGAAAAATCAATGATGTTGTTGGCGGTAAGAATGGAACACGTTTCATTGCTTCTATTACTTCTACAGTTGTCAATGATCCAAAGCTTCAGGAGTGTGAGCCTAATAGTATCATTACTGCTGCATTCCTTGGCGAAGCGCTCAACTTATCTCCTTCTCCTCAGTTAGGACAGTACTACTTTGTACCTTACAAGACTAAGAGAGGAACAGTTGCACAGTTCCAATTAGGTTATAAAGGCTACATTCAGCTAGCCATCAGAAGTGGACAGTATAGAAAGTTAAATGTTATTTCAATTAAGGAAGGTGAATTAATCCGTTACGACCCTCTTAATGAAGAGATTGAAGTCAGATTAATTGATGATGAACTTGTAAGAGAGGACGCTAAGACAGTCGGCTATTATGCAATGTTTGAATATACAAACGGCTTTAGAAAAACAATGTACTGGTCAAAAGAGAAGATGGAAGCACATGCGCTTAAGTATTCTCAAGGATATGCAGCAGATAAAAGAAAAGGCACTAACTGGACATTCTGGTCTAAAGACTTTGACGGAATGGCATACAAGACTATGCTCCGTCAGCTGATCAGTAAGTGGGGTATCATGTCAATTGATCTGCAGAATGCTATTGATGCAGATATGGCAGTAATCAATAGTGATGGTACAAAAGAGTATGTTGATGCTCCTGTTACATTTGTAAACGAGGAAGAACCACAGGAAGAAGCACCTAAAGCAATCGCAAATGAAAGTTCAGCGCCTAAAGTACCACAGCCACATGAAGAATCTGACAAGGTTCTAGAAGATGCTGGAGTCAATACTGATTTCGGCGATGCTGAATTTGGCGACTTCGATGATGGTTATGATTATGAACAGTTCTAATTAAAGAAAGGAAGACATGAGGGATGGATGAAAAAAGAAGATGGATCAAGTTATACATGATGGACTACGACGAAGTCTATCATGATTCAAAAATGCTACACCTTTGGATTGACATCCTTCTTCATGCCAATCCTGTTGATTACTACCATCATGGCCAGCTTATTAAAAGAGGACAATGCATCTTGTCTCTAAGACAGGTATCGGAAAGATGCGGGATGGCAAAAAACACCATTACTAAATATCTTCATCTCTTAGAAGAGTGCGGAAAAATCAAATTAGATATATCTAGAAAAGGCACTCTTATAACAGTTGAAAACTGGGATAAATATCAGAACCGTGTCTCACCTAGTGTCCTAAAAATAGGACAAGAGGTAGGACAAGAGGTAGGACAAGAGGTAGGACAAGAGGTAGGACAAGAAGTAGGACGTAATAAGAATAAAAGAATAAAAGAAATAAAGAATAAAAGAAGACTGTCTGTCAGTGACTCTGACTTGTCTGATTTAAAATCTTTTCTTATTGAAAATGACTTTGAAGAAGTTTCCGATGAAGTAATAGAAACATGCAAACTCTATGGACTTGAGAAAATAACCAATCTAAAGAACTTTGCTTTAGCAGTAGCAAATGAAAAGAAATGGTACCAGAAGAAAAAGAAACTTAAAAAAAGAGTAACTGAAGAGGATAAAGAAGAATTAAGACGATTAACGGAAGAGCTAGGAGAGGATTTATAACATGACAAATTTTGAATTTTATGCAAATGAAATTAAATCCAGAGGCTTTAAATTTGCGGTAGATAAATCAAGCGGTGAATTATTCTGCTGTGGGCAAGAAGGATCATGCGATAAATGTGTATTTTGTCCTGATACAAAGGGATTGATAGATAAAAGAGCTAAATTCGTGTGTTCAAAAATCAATATCGTTAGATGGCTGTATACAAAGCACAAAATAAAAATGAATGCTCTGGAATACGGCTTACTTGAATATATGTTATCTGAAGGATTTGAATGGGTATCACGTGATGATGATTTTACAATCACGTTTTTCACATTAAAGCCAATTGAAAAGGAAGGTACTTGGTTCTCTCCTGAGGGCGGATTTGATGAACCACTCAATTGTCTTCCTCTTTGTGAGAAGTTATTTGAATTCCTAAGAGAAGACGAATTATTTAACGTTGCAGAATTACTTGAAACGAAAGAGGCGATTGAAGATGCTGAAGAATAAAGAAGAGAGAACCTCATTTTTAAGAAATGAGAAGAACTGGGAAGCTGAGTATTTAACAGCTGATATTAAAATGCTGACTTTAAAATTAACACCTAAACTATATGTCAGAAAAATTCAAGTAATGGGCTTTAATAAATATTTTAAAAAAAGTGGATGGTATACGCAGTTTACTAAGTTCTTTTATCCTGATGATCTATATTATGGCCCTAATGCTTCAGATACAGAATTATTAAAATATTTAACTGCGCATAAAAATGATGATTACATTGAAGACTTAGAAGCGAAAGGAGAACAGTAAAATAATGAGAATAAATGAAGTGTTAACAAGAGTCGATGAAGATGAACTCATTGACATTAGATGTAAAAGTTGGAATTTTTGTATACAAGGAACAAAATGGGAAATCACTCATAGTGAATCATTCATGGATAACCATTTTGGAGATATGTTAGTAACTCATATTGAAGTAAATGATTCGCCAAGAGGACACGCAATCATGCTATTGGCTGATTCTGGAGAAAGTATAAGAGGTTAGATTTATGAAACTCTATAAGCCAAAAAGACCTAGTGTTAACCCTCAGTGCAGTATGTTCTTCGTTGGTGATCAAGGCTTTGTGAAATATGGCGATGAACGCTATTTGGAATATTTAGAAAGATATTGTGATGATCTAGAGGAATACTGTGATGGATTGAAAGAGATTATTCATGAACTGATTTTAAATACTAGACCAGATGATGAATTATTCCTTTCGGTTATAGAGCGAGTTCCATTAGAAGACTTAGAAAAACCAAAAATGATAAATAACCTGTTTTTAGCAAAAAAACACAAAGGAGATAAGTAAATGGACGCACATAAACGTAGAAAGTTAAGAAACATATTCGATGCTATTATATGGAACGCCCCTGAACTTGAAAAAATATGTAAGGTATGGGGCAATCAGCATATGCTAACTATTGCAATGGAAGAGTGTGCTGAACTTATTCAAGCCGTCTCTAAGATTAAACGTAATGGTAGTAATCCTGTTGATGGTGAACATCTAGCTGAAGAGACTGCAGATGTATTGATATGCATATGCGAGTTATTCTTGATGGGGTATTTAGATGTCAATAAAACTGCAAAGATTTTTAAAGAAAAAGTAAAAAGATCTATGCAAAGAACTCAGGACTATGTAAAGCAATTAGAAGAGGAGGCTAAGTATAATGGCGATTTTTAGTGCCGAAAAGGTTCAGGAAATTGTAGAAGAGAAGGATGCTGAATATAAGAAGCTAGAAGAAGAGTATTCATATTTGAAAGAAGAATATGGAGAACTTGAAGAAGTATGCCAAGATTTAAAAAAAGAAAACAATACTCTTAAAAGAAAGTGCGAAAGTTATGAAAAAGCAAACAAAACTATATTGTGCATCTATCATGAAGACATCAAAAAGATGGATGATCTTCAGAAATTAAACAGCAAACTTGTTAGAAGCAGCAAAGCGGCTAACAGAGATTTCTTTATTCTCGCAGCAGCCTATGTTGCTACACTGATGTTGATGATTTACTTATTTATCAGATAGGAGTGATATAGATGTTTTTATTGCAGGTATTAGAAAATGTATTTTCTGTGTTTGCTATCGTTATGCTGATTGTTGCTGTCCTTATTGTGATATCAGTAATTGCTATTGCGGTGTTTGTTATCGTGTCGGTCGTTGTGAATGGCATAGAAGAAGATAAGGAGAATAATAACTTATGACAATAAATGACAAGGAGGAACACTATTAATGCTTAATCGTGCTTTATTAGTCGGAAGACTTACAAGAGACCCTGAACTAAGAAGAACAGGGAGCGGGAAGGCAGTCACTTCTTTCAACTTAGCAGTAGAAAGAAACTTCAAGAGCGATGATCAGGAGGCTGATTTCATCAACTGTGTTTGTTGGGGTAAGATTGCGGAAAATACAGAACGTTACTGTTCTAAGGGTTCTCTCGTTTCTGTTGATGGTCGCATTCAGACAAGAAACTATGAGAACAATCAAGGTCAGAAGGTATATGTTACTGAGGTGATTGCTGACTCTGTACAGTTCATTAATACCAGAAGAGAAAATCAAACTGCACCACAAGCACCTGTAAATAGCCAAGCACCTGTTAATAACTATGCGAATAATGGACTGATTCATCAGTTTGAGGATGAAGGCTTAATCATGGATGAAGAGGATATTCAATTCTAATGAGCAAGTACAACTCAAGAAAAACTACAGTTGACGGCTTCACGTTCGATTCTAAAAAAGAAGCAAAACGCTATTTGGAATTAAAGCAGATGGAAAAAGACGGATTAATTCACAATCTACAATTACAGGTACCTTTTGAGTTAATCCCTCCTTTTGAAATCGAAATTGATGGAAAGAAGAGAAAGAGAAGAAGGATGGAGTATATTGCTGACTTCGTCTATTACATCAATAACGTTAAAGTTGTAGAAGACGTCAAAGGCAGAAAAACAGAAGTATATAAGATTAAGAAAAAGATTTTTGAATATAAATTCAAAACAACGATAAAGGAGACGTAGAAAAAATGAAAGTAGCAAGAAAAAACACATACTATGTTTACAACGCTGAAAACGGCGAGTTCCTTGGTTGTGGGAGCCGTTGCGACATAAGAAAATATTTTAATGTAGGATTAGAACGCATAGAATCATGTGCAAAAAGCAGAGAGCCGTTAATTTCAACAAAAAATGACATAATACTAAATATTAGCAAAGTAGAAGGAATAGTTGAAAATATACCTTTTACAGTCGGGCTTACAAGAACAGAATGTAACTTTGTAGAAGTTTTCAAAATATTCAGATGCCCAAGAAACGAAGAAGAAAAGGAATATATGAGAACGCACTTTTCAATTATCAACCTTGATAAAGTAAGGTTCGAACTTGATACGAGGTCATTTAATGACGGATTCCCATTCAGAATTAATTTCACAGGAAAAGGAAGACTGCGCTCAATTATTTTTAGCGAAAAGTTCTATAGTAGAAAATTAGCAGAAGAAAGGCTCAGATATTTACAGGACTTTCAAGCGAAACAACGTAGCGGTGATTTCTGGTATTTTAAAGATAAATACGACGCTTCAAGAGTTGTATGTGTTGACAGGACTAGAAGCGGAAAGAATAAGATTATGTCACCTTCCTGTGACACAACAAAAAAAACAAATTATAAAGAGTATTTAGATCTAGTTCAATTTCTACAGTCTGAATTTATCAGATAATCAAACAGGGCATTGAGTTCTTTATTAGATTTTATATACTATCAAGAAAATTTATTAGGACCCCTCATACTTAATAGATTCTTTTCTAAAAGCAAGATTCTCTCATGGATTCGATGCCCTAACATATTTTTCTATTCTAAAACCAACAAACAACAGCAGTGTCATGGCTTTGCTTCCATCTCTTCACCTTACTTTGCAAATTGAATAAGAGTATGAAGCGCTAATTTTGCTATCCAACTATAAAGTTATGATGTTGCTGGGAGAAGAGAAGACACAAATTGAAAACCAATAGGAAGAGTAAAGGACTGTTTTCTTCTTCTCCAGAAAGGAGGTTAATTTTTGTTTTTTATTTTATTTGTACTGGTGATAGTGATTTATTTATTTTTCATTTTTGAATAAGGAGGTAACGTATGACAGCCGAAGAAGTCAGAACATATTTAAAATCATATAGAAATCTAAAGGACAAAGCAGACTATCTACAGAATAAGTTAATAAACGTTAAAGCAATCTCATATAGAGACAGTCCAACAGGTTCATACAGTGAGCCCAAGACGCAGAATGACTATATCTTGATGAAGGATAGGTGTTTAGAAGAAATGGCTCTCATACGTCAAAATATAGACAAACTAGATGATATCAATCATAGGGATGTACTCTTTTATCGATACATCGAACTAATGAGTATCTATGATACTGCTGACATGCTGCATGTATCGCAGAGAACAGCAGAGAAGTATATACATGATGCAATTGAAAAGATGATTGTTATTTTATCTTAACGTGAATACACGGTTATAAACGTTAAACGGCGCAACATTGCGCATTTAAATGTTATATAATGGTAAAAAGAGGCAAATTAAGCAGAGAGGCATAATAAAGCCTCTTTTTTTATTACTTGATGAGAAAGGGGTGCGACTATGACAGAAAAGCAGAAACTATTTTGTGATGAGTATCTAAAAGATACTAATGCTACAAGAGCATATCTAGCAGTATATGATAATTGTAAAAGCGCCACCAGTGCAGCACCTCTTGCTTCTAAGCTTTTAAAGAAAGAAGAGATACAAAAGTATATCTCTGAAAAGATGGAAGAGATTCATAATGAGAATACTGCCGACATTCAGGAGATAGTTGAATATCTAACATCTGTTATGCGCGCTAAATCAGAGTCTTATGTAATGATCATGAACGGTAACGGTATGCAGAAGGTCATACAGAAGCCTCCGGACGAGAAAGAAAGGCTTAAAGCTGCTGAATTATTAGGCAAGCGTTTTGGTATGTTTACGGAAAATGTAGATGTTACATCGAACGGCAAGACAGTAATCGTGGATGATATAGATGAAAGTTAGTTTAAAGTCCATTATTGGTCCTGCTTTCTATGATGTTCATAAGCATATCAAAAACAATGATTACACGCACTATTGGTTAAAAGGTGGCCGTGGATCATTGAAGTCTTCATTCATTGGTACTGAAATTCCTTTAGGCATCATGAGGGATGCACAAAAGGGACTGATGAGCAATGCAGTTGTTATCAGACGTGTAAAAGATACATTGAGAGGTTCAGTATATGAACAAATCAAATGGGCTATTTACATGATGAAAGTTGAAAATGAATGGGAGATGCCTGACTCAAAACTGCAGATGACTTACAAGCCAACAGGACAAGTCATCATATTTAAAGGTGCTGACAATCCTAAAAAGTTGAAATCAACAAAGGTGTTTGTAGGTTATATAAAATATGTTTGGTTTGAAGAATGTGATGAGTTTGAAAGTTATGACAAGATCACCAATATCAATCAGTCTTTGCTTCGTGGTGGTCCTGAATATTGTGTGTTCTACTCTTTTAACCCTCCTGAAAGCCAAAGAAATTGGTGCAACAAAGAAGTTTTAGTAAAAAGGGATGATACATTCGTATCTCACACTACTTATCTTCAAGCACCGAAAGAATGGCTTGGAGAACAGTTTTTAATTGAAGCTGAACATATGAAAAAAGTTAAGCCTGAAAAATACTGTCATGATTATTTAGGTGAAGTTACTGGTACAGGCGGAGAGGTTTTTACAAACCTTGATATACGTGAGATAACCGACGAGGAAATACAGGTATTCGATAGATTAAAAAACGGATTGGACTTTGGTTATGCTGGTGACCCATTGGCATATGTCAAAGCAAACTATGACAAGACGCGCAGGCGTCTTTTTATTTTTGGTGAAGTATATGGAACTAGACTATCAAATGCCAAGGCCGTGAAACTCATAAAAGAGATTAACCCGCTCAATAAGCTAGTCACTGCTGATTCAGCTGAACCAAGAACCATTAATGAATTCAAGTTATTAGGTCTCAATATCATCGGTGCAAAGAAAGGCGCTGACAGTGTGGACAATGGAATAAAGTTCCTTCAGGACTTAGACAAGATAATTATAGATCCTGTTAGATGCCCCAATGCTGCACGTGAATTCAATGACTATGAAATTGAAATGGATAGAGACGGCAACCTTAGAGGGGAGTTCCCCGACAGAAACAACCACACTATAGATGCGGTTAGATATGCTATAGAAAATGAAATCCTTATGAAGAAGGCAAGAGCAGGAAAGAGGAGATTTTAAAAGATGTATTATACTTTCACGATTCCACGAGAAGAATTCGACGAGACAAACATAGACAGAAGCATGATCCTTCGTCTCATTAGCAAGCATTATAGTATTCGTGCTCCTGAGATATTGAAGAATGTCGGCTATTACTTTGGCAAGCATGCCATCATGAACAGGGAAAAGAAGTTCAAGAACCAGCCGAACAATAAGATCATGGTAAACCATGCTAAAGATATATCAGATACAGCAACGGGCTATTTTCTTTCAAACCCTATCACATTCAAGAAGAATACAGAAGACGGCAATATTGACAAGCTGACAGGTGCATTTGTTGATGCAGAAACAGATGATACAGATTCATGCAATGCTATCAATATGTCACGTGCAGGTGTCGCTTATGAGTATGTTTACTTATGTGAGCATGAAAGCAAGCTGATGACCAAGACACTTGACCCATTGTCAACGTTCAAGGTTTTCGATGCTTCAATTGAGCAGCATGAACTATTCAGTGTTTATTATTCGATTGAAAAAGATGATTCTACTGACAGGTTCAATATCATCGCAACAGTAACAACTGAGAACTATGTCACAAGAATCGGAATCACTTGCAATGAGGAATTCGAAAAAGGCGAGTTTTCAGAACTAGGTGAGCCTTACCCACATTTCTTAGGTGAGGACCCTATCATTGAGTATAGAAACAACATGGACTGCATTGGAGACTATGAACAGCAGATTTCTCTAATTGACGCATACAATACATTATGCTCTGACAGAATCAACGATAAGGAGCAGTTCATTGATGCAGTACTTGTTGTCTATGGTGCTCTTTTAGGTGATGACGATGAAGAAGCAACAAAAGCACTCCAGGCTATCCGTAAGAACGGTGTTATGGAACTTCCTAGTGATGCACGCTCTGAATATCTAACTAGAACTTTTGACGAGAATGCGGTGGAAACACTCAAGCGCTCAATAAAGGAAGATATCTATTCACTTTCTCATGTTCCTAATCTGACAGATGAAAACTTTGCTGGCAACAGTTCAGGCATTGCCATTCAATATAAGCTTCTAGCACTTGAGACCCTCACCAAGACAAAAGAGAGATATTACAAGAAGGGGCTTAAGAAGCGTATAAGAATGTTCTGTACTTACCTCAATCTAAAGGCAATTGCTGCTGATCAGTCAATGATTGAGCCTGTATTTACAAGAGGATTCCCACAGAACCGTCTTGAATTATCACAGATTATTGCGAATCTTAAAGGTGTTGTATCAACTAAGACACTTCTTGCACTCCTTGACTTTGTTTCAAACGTCGATGATGAAATGAAAGAAGTCAAAAAAGAAAAACAGGAAGCACTTGAAACACAGAAGCAGTTATTTGATACCGAAAATCAGAATACTCCTCCAGAAGATGAAGAAGAAACAGATGATCACAAGGAAGATGGTAATAATGATGATGACAAAGACAAGGAATAATAGTGCTCTGTTATGACTAACATCAAAAACATAAAGTACTGGGAGATGCGAGAAGCAAGGAACATGTACAAGGATATGCAGTTGGCTGAGGACTGCGCCAAAGAGTTGAGCGTAATCTATAGCAAGGCTGCAATCTACACTGCCAAGCAGATTGAGGGGATATTCAATAGATTCGCTTCAAAGCATCATCTAACAAGAGACGAGGCTATTAATCTTCTTTCAGAGGCTGACAGTAGAAATTTCGAAAAACTGCTTGAGGTATACAAGAATAAGACAGGTGCCCAAAAAAGAGAGGTACTAGCAGAATTGGAAGCCCCAGCATACAAGAACCGTATGAAGAGGCTTGATGATATTAACAAGTCAATTAATAAGCTGATTAATGCCATTGAATCCAAGGAAAGAGATGCCATAGGGAAGACAATGCGACAGGTCTATGAAAGCAGTTATCACCATGCAGTATATGAAGCTGCAAGAATGAGCGGTCTAGATCTTCAGACAGGCCCTATTGATGAAGGCGCTCTTGAAACCATTCTGAAAAAGAAATGGTCAGGTCAGAACTATTCCGAAAGAGTATGGAACAATACTCAGAAGGTGGCCGATGCACTAAAAGAGGAGATCATGATAGGAGCACTTACAGGAAAGACAGAGAAGGAAATGACCGACTCAATCAACGAACAGTTCCTATCAGGTAGAAATAAAGCTAGAAGACTTGTAAGAACCGAATCATCATACATTCACAATGAGGCGCACTTCCAGGCTTACAAGGATTACGGCATAGAGGAGTATAGATTTGTTGCAACACTAGACCTTAGAACGTCCCAAATTTGCCGTGAGAGGGACGGAAGTGTATACAGTGTTAATGATAAGAAGATAGGTGTAAACGCCCCTCCAATGCACCCATGGTGTCGTTCTACAACTATTATGAATCTTGATGATGAAACTATGCATAATCTAGAAAGATTTGCAAGGGACCCTGTTACAGGTGAAAGGATGAAAGTTCCAGCGGATGAGACTTATAAAGAGTGGTATCAGAGAATGGTTGAAAAGCATGGTACAGATGCAATTAACACTGCTGAGAAGTCAGCTAAGAATTATTCTAGTGATAAGAAACAGCAGAAAAAATACCTCAGTTCATTTGATAAGGAAAATATGTCATTATCACAATTAGAATTCCAAAAATCGAAGAATAAAAATAAAGAGGATTCGAAGAATAAAAAGAAAGAAGTATTGAAGAATCTAAAGACTCATGTTAAAGATGCATCGGCTTCTATTGGTCAAGATAAAATAGTTCCTGTTAAGAAAGAGGAAAATACCAATACAAAATTAAATAAAAAGAATGATAAAGCATTAGACTTGAACAAAAAACCAGAAAGAGAAAGGATTATTTCTGAAAATAAAAAAGATAAAATACCTGAAACTACAATAACCGCATTGAATAATGCTGTGAGAATGAATGAAATAGATCCGGACATTGCTAGAAGAGAGTTAACAGTTCTTTTGCCAAGCAAAACGTATATAGGATTAAATCCCTTTACTGGAAGAAAAATCTACATATATGATAAAGACTTCTCTTATTTTATAAAAAAACATGTAACTGATGGGTCTCTTGATATACAGGACCTCATGACAGTAAATACCATATTAGATTATGATATGGCATTTATAGCAGAAGATGGTGAGAGTTATTCATTTGTGAAACAAGCAGAGCGAAAAAATGGGGCTTATGATATTGTTCTTAAATATATTAATGATGAAGAGGAAATTTTCCATTTCAACTATAAGAGTAAAAAATCTGCAGCTAAGAACATAAAAAGACTTAAAAAGAAAATGAGTTTATTGGATGTGAGAAATAAAAATATATTGACTTATTTAGATTTAAATGATTTAATATCAGTAGAAAAGGATAACTGATGTAGAAAAATCGGTCTCGTCTAACACGCCGTATATCTAATTAGATATATGCCGGATGAGGGATGCCCATTCTTAGAAATGGTTCGACCGCCCCTCCAGTTATCCTTTTTAATTGATTATCATTACGCAGATCGACTAAAAGAATAGTCGTTTTTTTATTTTATACAATTTCAAGGAAGGAGAACAACATGGCAAGGGATGATTATCATGTAATTGTTTATCAGATTCTATCCTACCTGTATATGCAGCTAAAGCAAGGCAAGGATATTGATGCATCACTCATAAGACACGACAGTAAATATCTTCAGATCAACAGAAAGTACTGGACTTATGTCATTGTGAATCTGTTGAATGAGGGATATATCAGTGGGATAGTAATTGACCAGGATATAGACGAAAACATAGAAATATACAACCTTGATAAATGTGAGATTACACCAAAAGGAATAGAATACCTTACTGATAATTCAACTATTGAAAAAGCCAAGCGATTTATGAAAGACTTGAAAGACATATTACCGTTCGTATAAGCCGACTATCTAGTCGGTTTTTATTTTGCTCAATTTCAAGAAAGGAGAACCATATGGCTGAAGGATTGAAACCACATCATCACCAGTACTTTGAGTATGACTGTAAAAGTCATTTTGACAGCCGTAGGCACGTCATTGTTAAGAAGGTGACATATATGTGCATGATATGCGGAAAACTCTCACACGAGACATATGAAGAGTACTGTCCGCCTCCCAAGGAAAGAAAACCTAAAGCATTGATGAAATACAGAAGCAGACAGAAGAGCGGTTGATGTTCTTCTTTTTTTTCTGTCTGTCCATAACGTGCATATGACATTAAAAGGTGCATGGATATAACAGTCATACGGACTATAAACGGAGGAATTAAGTTATGGAATACATTAAGAATATGATGCCTTTGAACCTTCAGCTTTTTGCGGAAGAAGGGGAAGAGGGGGAAGAAGATAAAGGCGATGAAGGGAATCCCGATAATGCGCAGTCAGGTGAACCTGAAGATGGTAAAGCTAAAGTAACAACCCTCACAGAAGACGATGTGGACAGAATCGTCCAGAAGAGACTTGCCCGTGCAAGAAAGAAGTGGGATAAGGATCATACGGAAGCCGAAAGGCTTCAAAAGATGACAGATGATGAAAAGAAGCAGTATGAGGAAGACAAGAGAAAAGAAGAACTTGACAATAGAGAAGCAGCAATTACTCGTAGAGAACTGACTGCAGTTGCCAAGGAACAGCTTAATGCTGCAGGAGTTCCAGCAGACATGGCTGACTTCATTGACTACACTGATGCTGATTCCGTAAATGAATCTGTCAAAAGACTCTCTAAAGCATTCAAGGGAGCGGTTCAGCAGTCTGTTGATAACCGATTAAAAGGGAAAGCACCTTTAGACAAGGCAAAAAACAATGTATTGACTGCTGAAGAAGAGAATGCAAGAAAAGCATTCGCGAATGCACTTAAATTTTAGAAAAGAGGTATAGAACATGGCAATTAACACATTACAGTATTCAACTATTTTTCAGACTGAACTAGATAAACAGATGGAGCATCTCACCCTTACATCATGGATGGATGCCAATGCCGGACAGATTAAGTATGACGGTGGTGCAGAGGTAAAAATCCCTAAGATGTCATTAGTGGGCTTAGGAGACTATAACAGAGACGAAGGATATAAACAGGGTGCTGTTACTCTTGAATATGAAACATTCAAAATGACACAGGACCGTGGAAGAAAGTTCCTTCTTGATGCAATGGATGTAAATGAAACTAACTTTGTGGCATCTGCTGGCACTGTCATGGGAGAATTCCAGCGTTTACATGTTGCTCCTGAAGTAGATGCTTACCGTATTTCTAAGGTTGTTTCTGATGTTACAGAAAAGAAATCAGCCAACATCCTAACAACTGCATTGACTGAACAGAATATTCTTTCTGAATTAGAAAAGGCAGCGGATACTATCCGTGATAAAGGATACCAGGGTGATATCATCTGTCATATTACATATGATACTTTAAGATTATTAAAGGAAAAGATGGTAAACAGCAATCTTACATCAGGTAAATTAACTATTGGAAATATCACATTAGACATCTATAAGCTTGATGAAATCACATTCATTCCTACACCAAAGAACAGAATGTATTCAGCTATCACGGTTGATGCTGGAGCAACAAAAGACAAAGGTGGATATACAAAAGGTGATACTGCTAAGGATGTAAACTTCTTAATGGCGCCAATCAATAGTGTTATTGGTGTTACTAAACAGGACAAGACAAGAGTATTTGACCCTGATACTAATCAGGATGCAAATGCTTGGCAGATTGACTATAGAAGATATCATGACTGCTGGGAAAAGGACAACATGCTTGACCTAATCATTGCTAACGTCTCAGCTGGTGCATAATGATCATTGTAAAAAGAATCAACGTTGAAAGGGCCATCCATGAGGATGACCTTCAGCGTTATACAAAACAGGGATATCGTGTCATTGAAGACAAGAAGAATGATGAAGATACTCCTGTAGAAAACAATGAAGTGACGGACCTCAACGATATGACTGTTGACCAGTTAAAGACTATTGCAAAGGAAAAGGGCGTTAGCGGATATTCTAGTCTTGTTAAAAAGGAATTGGTCGCAGTTCTCACTAAGATGCAGGAGGAGTAATCTATGGATCTAGTTGAGATTGTTGCTGAAAGAACAGGAATGAGTCAGGAACGTGCAAAAATCTATGTTGAAATGGCAAAACAGCGTGCTCTTGCACATACAAACCGCACTGTATACATCACTGCAATGGATTTCTGTGTGGCTGATCTAGCATGTGCCATGTACTTCAGAGAGGGCATGGTCGGAGAATCATCACATTCAGAAGGTGGCATCACATCTACTTTTCAGTCTTCCACCTATGAAGATATTCTCTCAACTCTCAACAACTTAAGACTGATTCGCGCAGGAGGAATCGTTCACGAAAAGAAGCTGGAGGAGAACCAATGAGACTTTCAGCACTTAAGAACTATCCTGTATATGAGCCTGTCATCGAAAAAGATGGTGAAGGTGTTACTACTGAAAAGTGGATCAAGAGAAAATCAATGCTTCTTGAGATATGGCCTGCATCCGGTAAGTTACAGGCTGAAATGTACGGGGAGAGACTGAACTACATTTTTAATATGATTCTTCCTAAGAATAATGATGATGATTTCAGACCCACTGAAAAGTGGGGAGTGAATGTCTATAATCATTCAATCGATGAACCGGATTATAGAATCATCAGCATGAAGGAATATAACAGACACTATCTCTATGAACTGGAGAAGATTATTAAATGAGTCTCAATGGTGCTAATGAATTATTTAGAAAGCTTCGTGCTATAGATGCCGTTCTTGAGAATCCTGAACAGGTTCTTGGAAAGGCTGCAGAAACCATAAGAAGTGGGTGCGTTCTTGAGTGTCCTGTTAATGATGGTGAATTAAGAAACTCCATTAAGACACGTGTTGAAGGAGACAAGGGATATGTTTATACAAATAAGGCATATGCCCAATATGTCGAATTCGGAACAGGTCGAAAAGGTGCTGCAGACCATGCTGGAATATCTCCATATGTACATCCTTCTTATACTATGGAACCTTGGTGGATTCCTGAAGATAAGCTATCAGAAAGTGCGATAAAGCATTATCATTGGGTAGTTATCGAGGTTGATGGCAAGAGATATTACAGGTCGGATGGACAGCCTGCACAGCCATTCATGTACCAGGGAGCAAAGAAGACTGAAAAGAAAGCAGTGAAGGATGCTGGTATAGTAATCAGCCAGTTAATTGAAAAGGATTAAAAGCATATGATCAACATTAAAGACAAAGTATATAAGGCTCTGACAGATGAAGGCCTTGAAGTCACTGATATCTATCCTAAGGACTGGGCAAAGCTTCCAGCCGTTCAGTATGTTGAGGAAGATAACAGCGTGGCAGAATGGACGGATGACAAGGAGCAGACATCACATGTCCTTTACAGAATCGAAATCTGGGATACTAAGAGTACATCAGGTACAGCCTTGAAAGTTGATAAGGCATTATCAGCAATGGGGCTAAAGAGAGTATCATGCAGAGATATTGATGATGCATCAGGACTTAGACACAAGAAAATGAGTTATGAAGCATTTTATGATAGTGATTACATCTATCACGGTATGTAACTGATAAGGAGGAATTATATAATGCTAGCAAATGGCGCTAAATTATCTTATGACAAGACAAACAAGGGAACTACTTTCACTGACCTTCCAGGGTTGAAGAAGATTCCTGACATGGGTATTGAAAAAGAAAAAGTTGAAAACTCTTCACTTGATGATACAGTTAAGGTCTATGAGTTTGGTATCGGAGACCCTGGAGACCTTGAATATACATTCAAGTATGACAACAGCAAAGCAACATCTTCATACAGATTAATGAGGGAACTAGAAAAAACAGGGGCTACCGCAATGTTCAAGGAAACATTGAAGGACGGCACTACAACTACATTCTCAGGACAGGTCACTGTTAAAAGAGCGGGCGGTGGTGTCAATGATGCTATTGAATTTACTGTTGCAATTGCATTACAGTCTGAACTCACTATTACTGATCCAGCAGAAGCAGCAGCATAGAAAGGAAGATATAGATAAATGGCAGAAAAAGCAAAAAGAAAACCGTTCATTATTTGGAAAATCGGTGAAGAAGAATACAAATTAAAACTGACAACAGGAGAAATCTCTAGACTAGAACAGATGTATGGTGGAAGTCTTATCAACCTTCTTAATACAGAAACAGGCATGACACCATTATGCACTATGCTGGACATCACACATGGTGGTCTTCAGAAATTCAACAGCAACATCGACAGAAGCGATGTGAATGATATGTTTGATAGATACATCGATGAAGGTGGCTCACAGACAGAGTTCCTTAGTGATGTTCTTATTCCATTGTTCCAGGTATCGGGTTTTTTCTCTGGGGCTCTCGAAACGAAAATGGAAAAGGAAATGGCGGAAGCCAAGAAGAATCTCTAGAAGATATCCTGATTACAGATTACATATACAAGGCGGTCTATGATCCAGCGCTTGATGCTGGAGTAGACCCCTTTTCATTTTGGAATTATTCGTTAGATGAGCTATTCGATATTATTTCAGCGCATGAAAGAAAGAAAAAAGAAATGGTGCGACAGGAAGCGATATCTCTTCAGATACAGGCCCTTCAGATAAGGGATTGTATTTCTGCTGTCCTTAATGGCAAGGATGATTCATTCACTCCTGCACAATTGTGGGACTTCTATCCTTCACTTTTTGAAGAGGATAGGAAAGAGTTTGAAAAAGAGAAGGAAAGAAAAGAGATTGCAAGCGCTAGATCTTCTCGTATTGCCTTCAGTAGAAGACATAATGAAGCACTAAGAAAAAGAAAGGCGGTGATGCAGAATGACGGTAGAGGAACTGCAGATAGTAATATCTGCACAGACGAAATCAGCGAAATCAGAACTGAACAGCGTGAAGAATGAAGTCACCGGCCTAAAGAATCATGTTGATAAGGTCACAGGCTCAATTGGCAATTCATTCAAGAGTATCCGCAATATTGTGGCGGGTCTTGGTATTGCTTCTCTGATTAAATCAACGATATTAGGGAATGTTGATGCTGCAATCAAGAGAGTCGATACTCTTAGCAATTATAGCCGTGTGATGTCGAATCTAGGTGTTGGGAGCGTTCAAGCGAATGCATCGATACAGAAACTAAGCAATAAGCTTATTGGACTTCCAACAACCTTGGATGATGCATCAGGCGCAGTACAGAGATTCACATCAGTAAATAGTAACATCTCTAGATCAACAGATATGTTCCTTGCACTAAATAACGCTATTCTAGCCGGTGGTGCAAGCTCTGAGATACAGAAATCAGCACTTGAACAGTTGTCACAGTCATATGCTAAGGGTAAACCTGATATGTTTGAATGGCGTTCAGCGATGACTGCAATGCCTGCACAGATGAAACAGGTGGCTGAGGCCATGGGTTTTGTCAATGCTTCAGCATTAGGCGAGGCATTAAGAAACGGAACTGTATCTATGGACCAGTTCATGAATACTCTTATGCAGTTAAACACTCAGGGCATTAACGGCTATCAGTCATTTGAGGAACAGGCAAGAAATGCGACAGGTGGAATTTCTACATCAATCGCTAATATGAGAACAGCTATTGTTAGATGTATGTCCGAAGTAATGAATACAATCGGGCAGTCTAATATTGCTGGATTCTTTACTAATATTGCAAAGGCAATTAATTCCTGCGTCCCATATGTTGTTGCATTCACTAAAGTTGTTATGGTCGCCGTTGGGTATCTGACGGCACTGTTTGGCGGCAAGTCAAAGAAGTTGAGTTCTTCTTTTGGTGGAGTGTCAAACAATGCTAAGAAGGCAGCAGGAAACACAGGGGCTCTTGCAAAGAATATGAACGATGCTTCCAATAGTTCGCAGAAGCTTTCTAAAGGCGCAGGTGGAACAGGAAGCGGATTAAAAAAGGCAGCAGGTAATGCTTCTAAACTCAAGAAGGAATTGAAAGGAGCTCTTGCTGGATTCGATGCAATCAATAACATCAATTCAAGCAATGGTTCAAGTGATCCGTCTTCAGGTGGTTCGGGCGGTGCTGGTGGTTCCGGTGGCATTGGTGATATAGGAAGCATAGGTGCTGATGCGTTTGATACTGGAAGTATGACTGCACCACTCGAAGAAGTAGACAAGCAGTTAGAGGAAATCAAGAAGAAGGTTGCGGAATTCTTCCAGCCATTAAAGCAGTCATGGGATAAGTTTGGTGCGCCGATGATTGCAGCTGCAGTATATGCATTTAATGGTGTCAAGAATCTTCTTATGGAAATCGGCAAGTCAATGTATACAGTGTGGGAAAACGGCACGGGCGCAAAGACTGTTGAACTGATATTGAAGATATTCACTAACATCTTCAAGATAATTGGCAATATCTCTCAAGGATTGGCCGATGCATGGAACACTGCAGGCCTAGGTGATTCAATCATCCAGCATTTATGGAATATATTTAACTCTATATTGAAGATCATCAATGAGATTCTGAAAATTGTGAGAGATATAACTAAAGCGATTGACTGGACTGTAGTACTAGGTGCAGTGAATGTGGTTCTTAGTATCATTGATGGGCTATTCTCTTTCATAGCAGATAATGTAGGTCTTATTCTTGGCATTCTTTCCGCTATTGCTGGATTATCATTGTTTTCTACTCTTGCCGGAATTCTTGGTACTGTTATCACACAGATACAGCTTGCAGTAGGAGTATTTTCAGGTTGGGCATCACTTGCAACTGCATTGAGCGGTGCATTTGGAATTCTTCCACAGATTTTTGCATCTATTGTAATGGCAGTGAACCCTGTAAATGTCATCATAGGGGCAGTCATTGCTACAGTGGTAGACTTATGGCAGAAGAGTAAGAGCTTCAGAGATGACATAGTAAGCATTCTAGGAAATATTGCTACTATTGTTCAGAAGGTGTTTATGAATATTGTTGCACCTGTCATCAGTACAGTAGCAGGCATCATTAAAGATTTTGTGAATATGGTGCTAAAACCACTGTGGAATGTATGGGAAACAGTTTTTAAGGATATCATGGGAATTGTTAGTGATTTATTGAAATTTGTAACACCGATTTTTAGTACAATTCTTGATATTTTAGGGCCAGTCTTCCAGTTATCACTTACACATCTTCAAGGCACATTTAGAATTGTGTTCGCAGCAATTGGAGGTATTATCCAGGGCGCAGGTGCAGTAATTCACACTGTTGTTGATGGTATCAGAGGATTCTTTAATGGATTGGGAACTTGGATGGAAGGAACTTTCGGTTTCAAATGGAAGAATGTGTTTGAAACGGTTAAGAATGCCGTCAAGGCGTTCAGAGACTACATGGGTCCTATCATCAGTTCCGTACAGGTTATTTTCATGGGTCTAGCTAACTTCATCGGTGGCGTGTTCTCAGGCAACTGGAGAAGAGCATGGCTTGGTGTTAGACAGATATTTGAAAGTATTGTTTCTGGATTAAGCCACATCTTCAAGGCTCCATTGAATTTCATGATTGATGGAATCAACAAATTCTTAAGTGGTATCGGCAAGATAAAGATTCCTGACTGGGTTCCTGGTGTCGGTGGAAAAGGATTCTCAATTCCTAGGATTCCTAGACTCGCAAAAGGTGGTATCGTAAGTGCATCCACTATCGCCAATATTGGTGAAGCAGGAACAGAAGCAGTAATACCATTACAGAGAAACACACAGGGACTTGATATGATTGCTGAAAAGATTTCAGAAAGATTATCACTTCCTCAGAATGACGGCACAGGTGCTACCTATGTCATTAAATTAGTTCTTGATGACGGTAGAGTAATTACTAAGATGGTGATTGACAATATCAAGGATTATGAAGCACGCACAGGAAAGCCTGTATTTGACTATTAGGAGGTGGAATAAATGGCAGATGAAGCGAAAATCAAGATAAACGGAACACTTATTCCGACTCCTTCAGAGATTAGCGTAGAAATCAATGATTTAGATTCGGATAGTGTCAGACCTGTATCAACAGGCATATTAAGAAGAAATAGAATACGTTCTAACATGCTTAAGATTACATGTACATATAAGTTGAATACATTCACAGATGTAATGAATATTCTTAAGGTACTCACTCCGGCAGAGTTCACAGCAGAACTCTACATTCCTGATCATGGTATCAGAGGAACCAAGAAGATGTATGCTTCAAATAAGAAGTACAATTATAAGAGAGTGCAGTCTGGTCTAAAGGCAGATTCATTCTCTTTCTCTCTGATTGAGGTGTGATTATATGCTTATAAAGTATGGAGAGACAAATGTAACGGACAGACTTCTTGATTATAAGATGTCTGTCTCTTTTGTTGACTGCCGTATGATAGGCAACGTTCCATCAATTGAATTGACAATGAAGTTCGATAACTATGACGGCATTCTAGACAATATCGACATCAGCAAGTACTGGGAAGTCAAGGAGAATGATGCATCTGATACAAGATACTTCAAGGTGTATGATCAGCCGGAGAAGTACACCAAGGAACTCACTCTCAAGATGTATGACAACAACTATTCTCTTGACAAGGCATACGATACTAAACTGTCTTATCCTGTCACTATAAAAGACCAGCTAGACGAGATTGAAAGTCTGACTGGTCTTTCTATTATTCGTGAAGGAATACCGCAGTATGTTCTTGATAAGAGCGTATCATGGTACGATAACACGATTGTAATAAGAAACTATCTCGGATGGATTGCGGAACTGTTTGCAGCAAATGTCTATGCAGAGGGGATTGATTCTATTAGATTTGTTCCAATTGAAAAGACTGCCTTTGCTGCTACACAGGATTTAACAGATTATGAGAAGAATGAAGTGTATACACTCACAAGAGTATATGCTGAAAATGGTCTCAATCCTCTTTCTAAAGGCGACGAGACAGGAAATACGCTATTTATTGATTCAGCAAATCTATATGCAGATGAACAGAGCATTATAGACAGCATCTATGACAGACTTAAAGGATTGACTTTCAACCAGGTGAAGAATGTCACAATGATATCGATTGATAACCTTCTTCCTGGTGCTCTTGTCAATTATAACAATAATGAATTCACTTTCTTTGTATCGGATCTAACTGTCAATTACAAAGGTGGACAGTTCTCTATGTCTACGGTTGACGGCAGTGTGACAACAAAGAATGAAGAGAAGACAGTGAATCGTGTATCTAATAGAACACGAATCAGAAAGCTGCAGGTCCAGCAGGACCAGGAATCATTGAAACTCGATATAATCGCAAAGGAACAGGAAGGCATCAATGACAAGATGGCGCAATTAAGCCTGTCCAATGAGAAGATATCACTAAGGGTTTCAGAAGTTGAAGAAAAGGCAGGAGAAGCAATCAAACAGGCACAGGGTTCTGTTAAGAAATTTGTTTGCGAGTATGCTAGTTCAACAGATGGAGTTACACCTCCCAAAACAGGTTGGTCAGAGACTGCACCGACATGGCGTCCTGGATTCTATATATGGCAGAGAACCGCCACAACGATCAACAATACTGTCACATACAGTACACCAGTATGTATAACAGGTGCAAAAGGTGAGGATTCTATATTGTTGTGTATAGAATCATCAAACGGCACGACATTCAAGAACAGCAATGTGGCAACTATATTCACAGTAAATATCTATGTGGGTGGAGTTGTGATTGATAACTCTTCAAAATTGAGAGAAACATTTGGAGATAATGCATATCTGCAGTGGCTCATTAAAAGGCACGGAGAGACAGAATTCAGCAAGATCCCGTTAGATGATTCAAGACTCAATGATAACGGGTTCATGTTTACTATTTCAGCGAAAGACATTAAATTCAAGGCAGTATTCAACTGCGAATTAAACGTATAGGAGGGAAAATATGGGAATTAAGGCAGTCAGCCAAGTTGACGTTATCGACTTAACTGATGGATATTCGGTGGTATTGACGAATGATAACTATACATTCTTAGGTACTACTAATTCAGTGAATGGAACACAGACAACTACTACACAGGTAATGGCATTGTGTGGTAGTGAACAGGTATCGTGCACTGTAGGGAACATTACATGCCCTACTGGTATTTCAGCAGTATCTGATGGAAAATCTTTACAACCTACAATCACGATTACGGCTACATCGGCACTGACTAAGAGTGGAACAATCACTATTCCGATTGTTATCGATGGGGATATCACAATCAATAAGACATTCAGTTATTCGATCGCGTTCAAGGGTGCGACAGGGCAGAACGTTACAAGTGTCACTGTAAGTTCAACATCTGTAACATATCAAATAGGCACAAGCGGAACTACTAAGCCAACAGGAGCATGGAGCACTACGGTTCCTAATGTACCTAATGGTCAATTCCTTTGGACTAAGACAGTAGTTCAGTATTCTGATGGCAAATCAACAGAGGCTTATTCAGTTTCATATAAAGGCACAAATGGAACTAATGGTTCAAACGGTACAAGTGTCACTGTAAGTTCAACATCTGTAACATATCAAACAGGCACAAGTGGCACAACTCCTCCGACAGGAACATGGAGTCCAACAGTTCCTAATGTGGCAAATGGTCAGTATCTATGGACTAAGACAGTAGTTCAGTATTCTGATGGTAAGTCTACTGAATCATATTCTGTATCTTACAAAGGCACAAATGGAACAAACGGGAAGGATGGCTTAGATGCTATCACGATGGCAATTACTTCGAGTGGTGGAACAATCTTCAAGAATACCGCCATTGCTACAACTCTAACCGCTCATGTCTATAAAGGTGGAGTTGAAGTGAGTGGGTCTGTTCTAACATCATTAGGAACTATCAAATGGTATAAGGACGGTGGAACTACTGCGGTAGCGACAGGTTCTACATATACAATCAGTGCTGGTGATGTTTCAAATAAGGCTACATTCAGCGCTCAGTTAGAAGGTTGATAAAATGATTAAGGCATCAGCGAGCACAACTCTTGTGCAAGTAAATGATGGTGAAGATGGGCAGGGAATCCGTTCAATTACACCGGAGTATTATCTATCTGACTCTTCAACACAAATGCCCGATGAAAAAAGTGATAGATGGAAAAACGTTCCCGATGACTATATCGATAATCATTATTATTGGGTTAGGTCAAAGATATTATGGGATGATGGAACTTATACAACTACAACGCCTACCCTTGCAAATGACTTAAAGTCAATCATTGATGACTATGATAACAGAATCAACAATTTGAATAGTCAACTGCAACAAGCAACCAAGGATGCTTCTTCGTCCATAGAGCAGACTAAGACATCTATCTTACAGACTGTATCAGAAAACTATTACAGTGCGGATGATGGAGCGAATCTTTCTTCTACTGTATCTACACTAAAGCAGACTACAGATACTATTCAGATGGATTTCGTCAAGAAAGAAGACTTTAGTTCTCTTTCTGATACTGTATCAAACAATCAGACTCAGTTGAACACTTATATCAGATTCAATGCAGAAGGAATTGAAATTGGTAAACAGGATTCGGAGTTCAAAACAAGACAGACAAACAGCAAATACTCTATTTTTCAGAACAATGACGAAGTAGCGTATTTTGCAAATAACAGAATGTATAACTCAAACATTGAGGTTTCTAATTCACTAAGAATTGGGAACTTCGGGTTCATCGTTAATAATGATGGGTCTTTAACATTTAAGAAAGTAGGTGGGGACTAATGGCAACATCTTCATCATGTTCTGCTTCTTTCGCAAGTGGAAACGGCAATGTCACAATGACAATGACAAGAACAAGTGTCAATGTGGACGGCAACTATGATTTGTGGACTGCTAAATTGACAATGTACTATAAATGGAATATCAATTCCAGTGCCACAAAATATGGCTCTATGTGGGCCAATGGTGTACTTATTTGGTCGGGTGGTGTAAGTGTCGGTGCGAGCGGTGGAACTAAGACTCTTGCGACAGTCACAAACATCAAGATTCCTCATGACAATAACGGTGGCAAGCATTTTGATTTTTCATTCTCACAGGAATTAAAAGTCACTCTTTCGGGCCACTATGTAGGTAGTGTATCTGCTTCTGGTGGCATCGACTGCGATGTCATTCCTAGGGCGACTAAGCCTTACTGTTCTCCAGCATCGGTTTATTTTGGGAACAGCGTCACAATCAAGACGCCTAGAGCATCTACTGATTTTGGACATGTAATTTCATACAGTTATTATGATACGAAAGTACAGATCGCTGATAATCAGTGGAATGATGAATTCAAGTGGAAAGTTCCTATATCACTCATTGATAAGATGACTAATGCATCTCAGTCTTATCTGACTTTCAAGGTTGATACGTATAATCGCGCCGGAAAGTACATCGGCACTAACTACTGTCGATTAGATTTATTGATGCCATCCGGATACGAACCGACTATCACAGGTATTACATACGCAAACGATGATACTGCAATTGCGAACAGATTCGGTGCATCAACAATTATTCAAGGCATTTCAAAAGTTAAATTCAATGTATCTACTTCAACGAAGAATGGTGCAAAAATCACTTACTATTACAATGAGGTCGATGGACAGATTGCTCAAGGACCTAATACATGGTTCATCACTCAACCATTTAAGTCCTCTGGTACAGTTGTGCTTAAAACAACAGTTACGGACTCGAGAGGGCAGAAGGCTACACTATCCAAGAATATTGGTGTTACAGAGTGGTATTCACCGACTGTTAAAAATGTGAGTGCACAGCGTTGGAATGTATCGACTAACAAAGCAGATGATGACGGCACGGCAGTGAAGATTACTTATTCGTTTTCAATTGCACCTATTGCAAACAAAAACGATAAGACTGTCATGATCCAGTATAAAAATGGTGAAACATGGACTACTCTTGCAACTTATACAGATTCATACAGTGGCGAGAACAAGGTATATATATCATCTGCTGGCAAGTTCAGCGCAGACAATGCCTATTCTTTCAGAGTGCTTGTGAAGGATTACTTCACTACAGATGGTGTTGCATCTTATGCTGCTATCGCTCCTTCATTTAAACTGCTTGATTTTTCGGCTGACGGCAGAGGAATTGGAGTTGGATGCAAGGCAGAGAGTGGGAAATTAAAGGTGGATATGCCTCTTGAAGCGCAGTCATACAACGGTTATGTATTTGATTTCGATACAGAGAATCAAGAAGATACGTGGGTTCCCGTGCTCACGGATAAGAAGATACAGCATAGAGTTATTGGCTGGTCTGATTGGATCTCTTGTGGAACTAATGCATGTGGTATCACACTGAAATACCGATATAACGACGGATTGAAACTCTGCGAAATAAACTGGGATGGTTTGGTAAGCGCCCCAATCGGAGGCAATACTATGGGGTACATGTGGACAGGATTTCCTGCCGACAAAAAGCCAAAAAGCAATATGTTCATTCCCATAGCAAACCCCGCTGCAGACGCTGGGCTAGTCATCAGATATTACCCTATAACCAACGATGTCACAAAAGGTAATTTTACTTTGACTTCACTAAGAAACACCATAAACAACGTTTATATTTGCGGTTTTTATACATATTCATATGCTTAAAAAGGAGAAGAAAATATGAAATTATATGATACATCATTAAAATACATGGATGCGATTAACGCAATCGGAGGCACTATTGTAGCAGTATTGACTGCTGCATTAGGCACACATTGGTTTTTATTCGTAGGCTTTTTGACATTAAACATCATTGACTACATCACAGGAATTAGAAAGTCTAGATTAACAGGCAAAGAAAATTCCGCTAAAGGAGTCAGAGGTGTATGGAAAAAGTTAGGTTACTGGCTCATGGTGCTAGTAGCATTTCTTGCATCTTCTATTTTCATTGAGATTGGACAGACAATTAACATCGATTTGACTATCACAACTTATGTTGGATGGTTTACATTAGCATCTCTCATTATCAATGAATTAAGAAGCATCATTGAGAACTTCGTGGAAGCCGGAGACAACGTACCATCTGTACTAACTAAAGGCTTAGAAGTAGCAGAAAACGCAATTAACAAAGGAGAATAATTATGGGTAATGATGAATTTTTAAAGATTGCAACCAAAGAAGTAAGAAGATATACAAACGAACATCTAGAAGATCCACAGGATTTCGATATCTATGTTGTGTGGGTGTGCAAGACACTTCAAAACAACAAGGCGCTGTTATCAACTACACTTTCAGACGGTATGTATTTTGAAGCAACTTATAATGGAGACAAAAAAGAATTATACTTTGATGCCTATCATAAATTAGAAAACAGATGTATTAAGGTGGAGGATTAAACAATGGAATTACAAGACACTGTAGAACTTATGAACAGTTCTGATTATAAGGATAGATTCAAGGCTGAGTACTGGCAGGCAAAAATCAGATATGACAAATTAGATGATATGACTGTCAAGTATGAGGCACGTACTTTGACATTCATTCCTAGATGCTCACTAGATTTATTAAAAGAGCAAAAAAAGCATTTAGGAAATTATATTCGCACTCTTAAGATTAGAGCGGAAATCGAAGGAATTGAATTATAAGAAAGAGGGTATAAAGTATGATTATTAATGTACACGCTGGACATTCTTTAAAGTGTCGTGGCGCAAGTGGACTATTAGACGAAGTCAATGAAGACAGAAAAGTTAAAAACAAAGTAATTGAGTTGTTAAGAGCAAATGGACATACTGTTTATGATTGCACTGATGATAACGGAGCAACACAAAATGCAAATCTAAGAGCAATCGTTAATAAATGTAATTCACATTCTGTTGATTTAGATGTATCTATTCATTTAAACGCAGGAGGTGGTACAGGAACAGAAGTATATATCTATAGTGATAGTTCAAAAGCCGAAGATGAAGCAACTAGAATTGCAGAAAAGGTTTCTAATGCATTAGGTATCAGAAATAGAGGAGTTAAGGTTTCTAAAAACCTTTATGTACTTAGAAAGACTAATTCTCCAGCACTACTTGTTGAGTGCTGCTTTGTTGACAATGCCACAGATAAAGCACATTGGAATGCTGAAAAGTGTGCAAAGGCAATTGTAGAGGGTATCTTAAATAAGAGTGTTAATGAACATCCTACATCTAAACCACAGAGTAATACATCTAACGCTCTAGGCACTTATATGATTACTGCTAGTGATTTAAGTGTCAGAACAGGACCAGGAGCTAACTATAGAAGAAAGACATATGAGGAATTAACTAAGAATGCTAAAGCCCACGATTACGATAAGGACGGCTGTCTAAATTATGGCACTCGTGTCACAGTTTCTAAATTCGATGGGGATTGGGCAAAGATTCCAAGTGGTTGGGTTGCTAGAAAGTATTTGAAAAAAGTCTAATTTAAGTTTTATTATGAGTTTATTCATAAAGATGTTGACTAAACTCGACTACACAACAATTTAAAGCATAAGAAAAGACCAGGGCTTAATTGCTCTGGTCCTTTTTTGCTTTCTCAATAACTGCTTCCATGGCTTCTCTGAAAACAGCAGACTGCTTTATTCCTAGTTTCTCACATGCTTCTCTGAACTCTGTAACAAACTCAGTTTTATAACTGGCGCCTACTGCCTTCATGTTGCTTTTTGTCCACTGTTTGACATATTCTTTTTGATTGAACTTTTCTTTTTCCATACTCAACTTTCCTTTGCTAGAAGATACATACCTAAAAGCATCATCAGTATTCCTATTAGCCAATAGCTTTTGTACACTGTTAATGCAATTCCTGAAAACATTACTATAATTGCTATTTTCTGTTTCATAGATTTGTGATATCATTTAGATGAAGAAGGAAGAAGAAGTTCTTCCTTTGTGAATTACTTCTTCTTTTTCTTTTTATTGCTCTGTGTAATGCTCTTTGCTAGTTTGGCACCTACCCAAGAAGCAATCACTGTAGCAATCGGTTGGGCGAAATTGTTAAAGATTTCGCTCAATTTTTTTAAATCATCTAAATTCATCTTTTTCCCTCCTTCCTTTTGTGATTATATTATAACATACTCTAAGTAGTATGTAAAGAAGAATATAAAAAATATCGACATATATATTTTAAAGATTTATTATAGTTATATGCACGAGGGCACTTTTAAACATTGGGCTTTAGTGCTTTTGGTTAATCGCTTCTTTCCGTCTTTGGTCGGTCGGAAAGAAGCATTTTTTATTTGGACTAAAAAGTGGACTAAAAAATTAAAACGATAATGATAAATAGCATATTTCTATATACTTAAAGTCACGAAAAAACACATAAATATATAACATTATTCAATGTGAATTGCTATCAATAAAATCCTGTCACCCGCACCATTCTGAATGCAGACACCGAACTATTCGGTGTTTTTTTTATGCCTTAAAATAAGAAAGTAGGCTAACCTATCACTAGGCTAGCCCCTTATCAAACCGTACGTGCACTATTAATGCATACGGCTTACCAATTTACTATTTATTTAATTTATGATTGGACTATCTTGAG